TTGAATTGCGGGGGCTTCGGCTCTCGGTTTTGGGCAAAATAAAAGCCGGCTGCTGTTAATATCGCGCCGGCAAGAAGGGATAATATAATGTTAATCATCATAACCTCCTGATATTATCTGGTTGTTGCTGCTCTGTTTGCGTCACTCCCTCTGATTCCTGTTTAAGGAAATCGAAGAAGGTATTTTGTGAACCCATATCTCGCTCAAAACTATACCGGGTAGCATCTATCGTATGGTTATCCTTATCCTCTAGTTTAGTTTTAACATTGCCGTCTTTGTCAATTTGATAGTCGATGTTTTCAAATTCGCGGGCAATGTTAGGTGTGCGCTGATAATCAATGACAATCTCGTCTAAATCATCAAGCCACTTCTCGCCATACTCTACTGATCCCGGCCCTTTTTTGGCGCTCCTGAAATCACAGTTAAGGGTCTGCATTTCGGCTATGCTTTTAGGTTCTGCGCTGTCTGCAATAGTGGAATAATCGTCATAACCACGCGAGGTAATTATATCCGCCAGCTCGCGGTTTGCCATTTTTATTCCGTATATTTCATCTATTGCATATATCCGGTTCCGGGTCTTGTCATAATGCCACCGAACAAAAGCATTAGGATCGGTCGCATATCCCCAGTCATTCCCTTGCCTGATATTATCGAACGTAGTTATTTCTTCCTCGGTTATTGTCCTGAAGGTTAAATTGGAAAATGGAACAACTCCACCGCCAATTGGCTCACCCAAATAGATCCATTTGTATTTGTGTTCGTTTCTTTCCCTGGCCAACCGCGCCTCATCTAAAAATGATTGTGATACATAGGGGTTATCTAAATAGCTACTGTGGTGGACGAATACATTCTCCGGGAGGAATTGGCTATTATACTTCTTATTCACCCAGTTCTGTTTGCGCTTAGGCGGGTTGTAGGAATAAAATACGCTGTATTTCAATCCAGGTTCTAATTCGGCTCTAAGCAGCGAGTTAACAATCGTGTCCACTTCTTCCTCATTCTTAAACTCAGCTAATTCTTCAATCCATAATTCCGCTATCGGATAGCGAGCCGTCTTAATTGATTTAAGTTTAAGCGGATCATCGGCCCCCCTGAACAGTATGCGATTGCCCCATGGCAAGTATATAAGTTCTAGTGGCGACTTCTTAATTCGCCAATACTGAGATACTCCTAAGTATTCAATCGCCCATTGCAATTGTTCGAATACGCTGGTATCGATGGTGTTGGCTACCTTACGGATTACTAGCGCGTTGGTCTTATATTTCATCCGGTTTACTATTAACTTCTCGCTTATGTGCGATGACTTCGCGCTATTCCGCCCACCCTTTAACACTTTAAACAGATATTTGTCAGATGCCCGCCAGAAGTCGTAAAAGGCAGGTAGGACTTTATCGGTCAGCCTAATATCATTAGTCATCGGGGATATCATCCACTATCTTGACAGCAACTGCGCCCGTATGATTCACATTATCCGTAAACATTCCCATGTGGCGGCCCAATAGTTCCAGAGCCTTTATTTTGTCAGCCATCTTAACTTCACGTTCAACAATCTCGCCCTCTCTGGTTGGCGTAATTTTTACCCTAACGGATAATATAGCGGCCGTATCATCGTCTAAGGCGTCATCACGTACAGTTGCGTTTAAAGTATCTATAACGTCAAGAGGATTAACTAGGGCAATCCTAGCCAGTTCCCTTACCACTCTATCTTGATTTATGCCCGTTCTCTTTGATCTTTCGGCAAGCGCCTTGTCTATATATGCGCGAATGTTAGGCTTGGTTAAGTTTTCACATCCTATTTCTTTAGCCGCAAAAACACTATATCCTGCCCTTATAGCAGCTTGAGCGGCGTTCAAGTCAATTAAATATTCCTTGCAAAACATTTCCTGTTTAGGTGTTAGTTCGTCTGCCATGATATCACCTCCTAGTATGCTACCTCGAACATTCTCATTGCTCGTATATTTCCACTAATATAATGCAAAACATTGTAATTACAGCCAGTTCTATATTTTGTCTTAAAGTGCTGGCTTATCATATCTATTTCGCTATTTATTCCTATTTCATAATCCCTATCATGTTCATCAAAGCAATTGCTTAATATTCCTTCTCTCACTTCTTCCCACTGATCTACTGTGAGTTTAGGGTGCTCTGTCTTCCGACTCATCTTGTAGATCTTCATATAATATTCAACTGCTTCTATCTGTTCCGGGTTCCAATTCCAATTAACGGCTTCTTTAAAAGTAAAAAGGAATGGTGAATTTTTGTCTTCAGGTAAAATTCCCTTATCCTTACTATTATTTAAATCAATATTAGTTACGTCCTTATTAGTAGGAGCGGATTCTCCTATCTTGGTTTTCCCTACCTTGGAAAATCCGGTGTAGGTTGGAACCTCGAAAACTCGGTATTCGTAGTCCGCTAACTGTCCTTTTTTATTTCTTCTTCGGGTTCTCGTAATATAGCCAGCCTTTATCAATTCTTGTATTCCCGAGCTTAAACAATCTTTTCCATCTGCTGAATGTTTGGCTAATTCTTTCTCGTATATCTGCCAATCATCAGGTAGAGCTAGTAAATAAACTAATATCCCTTTTGCCTTCCATGACAATTCCGGGTTATCTATACCATGTTTATTCATCATTAGATATGGATTGTCTTTACTTTTAACCACCCTGAAAATACTCATTCCGTCCCGCCTCCAATATAATGCATCCCGCCCAAAAGAAATAAATTTGCCCGTGTCCGCACTTATGGCGGGTAGTCCGTGCTTCCAATTGTTCGGCCAAACAACTGTGACACGGGCATAAAAAAACACCCTCTCGCGAAGGCGCATTGTTATCTATTTAATTAATCAGGGTCTATTCCAATTTCTTTGCAAAACTGCAAATAGTCTTGGTGAAATTCATTGCACTTGCGCTCCATATTCTCTTGAGTTTTAAACAATGTAAATACTGTAGTATGACAGGCCCTGCATATATCGCCTATTCTCCGACTGTTATTCTCATCGGCAAGATAAGTAAACAACCGTTGCTCTTTTTTATTAAACCTTTGGCGAAGCGTTTTTGGTATGCTCATGTTTGCCTCCTTGCCACTTCTTAAACAGCGGCGCGAGCCTCACATCTATCCATCGCGGCTCCGGCTCCTGCTTACCCTGGACGGTGCGCACGACCAAAATGGTCTTAGTCTTACTCCACCACTGGCCCTCTCGCCATATACGTTTCTCCACGCGCACACCTCCAATAAAATAGAAATGCCCACCAATCGGTATCATTGGCGAGCTGAAAGTATATAGACCTTATATTACATCTTTTATAATATCATGCGGAAATGCCCTCGTCATTAAGAGAGTTTGTAATATCTCTGTAACACCCGTAATTGCCATAATTAATAGGGGCCGGACTACTACCCCCGACCCCTTGCACATATTTTATTTTGCACATTACGCTAATATGTTTTACCCGCATTACTTTTCTCGCGGAGCACATAGATCACCTCCCTCAATTATGTACTACCATGATGATTTGTCCCTACCCCTTGTAGGCGAAGATATGAAATTATTAAACCAGCCAAGATATCCAAATATAATAATCCTCGGAGGGCCACCTCCTTATGTTTTATTCCTGCCCGGCTGCGGGCAAGCTTTTTGTTTTAGTACCCGAAATTGCTATTATATTTTTCGTATTCTTTTTTGGATATTTCCTTCCAGTACAATAGACTGTATTCTGCTGACCCTTTGTGATTTTCCCGATATTTATACTGCTCTATTTGCCAATCTAAAGGGTGTATATCAATAAGACTATGCCCAAATCTGAATCCCGGTTCCCCTTTATGCTTATAACTAAACGATATAAAGTAATATTTACCCACCCTTCAATTCCTCCCCATACCCCAGTAATTCCCTTAACTTCGCATATATTTCCGTTCTCCAATCATAAAATGTTTGATTCGCCCCTGTTACTTTGCTAGTTCCCCATTCCCGGTGTGCTAGAAACCTGAGGGCTTCAACTACTATCATTTTCCTTGGGCCGATATGTCTATTTATGCCCGTCCACCAATATAAGCGGATGAAGGTTTCCTTGTTTGGGTCCCCAGCAGCTATAATTTTCACTGTTTCTTCAAGATCGGCTATATACTTCTTACCGGCAGCTATCTTTGTTTCGGCAAACTCTATATCTATTGCAATGCGCTCTGCCTCATGTACCGACTCGCCACCACTAGATCCCTCCCTGAGTACATAAACGGGCGTGGTTCTCATCCCCGAGAGTTCATGAGTTAATATTAAATTCTCCTGTTGCTTTATCACTCTCTCCCAGGTAAGACGTAGAAACATATCTCGGTCAACCTTTCCCATCCATTCGGGATCTTTTTCCTTTGGCTTTCCTCTCTTCCTCCCGTTGCTCAATCTTCCGCCCCTCCCCCGCTATAGCTAGCGTCCACCTACGTCTGCCACTTTGCTCCCCTTGCCTAGTCCCTATATCTCATGGGCATTGGCTTCCTCTGCCACCCCGTCAATTATGCTCCGTGCCAGGTTGTCCCACTTACTGGCTTCCGGCGGACTCTCAACCAGATATCCTTTGCGCTCTAATTTGGCTATGTGCTCGCGTGTGAACCTTGCCAGATCGAGGTGCCATTCATCTTGGAGCATATCTAGCATTGTCAATCCAGTTTGAATGACATCAAGTACTTCTCGTGCCACCTCTACTGGATTGCCTAGCG